CTGTTACGGACTCGATGATGTTTTTCTGGGACATTGATTACGTTTACATCAAGGCTTTTCCAAGATTGTCGCCCCCGTGGTCTGGGAATCGGTTTCACTTCTGGCTGTGGCCACGGAGCATTGGGCGCTAATACGGTCTTGTAGACGGTCTTCATCTTTTTCTTTAGTCCATTTGATGTTGTCGTAGTTGTTTGACCATTTGTTATGGTCTGTCGGTCTTTGCTTGTCGCCTTTGCCGTTCATATCAAACGCTCCTGCACTGGAGTGAATTTCCATTTACGTTCATTACGACCACTGTTTGATTTGACTTCTTTGCCTGTCAGCTCAATCAAGCCTAACTTCTGAAGCTCGTTTAAACGTCTGGCCACTTGGTTGCTTTGAAGACCTGTGTACTTTGCAATTCCATCTTTACCAAGTGGTCCTATTCTGCGCAAGCAAGCCACGATCAAGTCATGGTGCTGTTTGCACATATCTTTTACTGAATCAGCCGCTTTGAAAGAGGTGATTGCGTCATTTGCTCTGGCTCGTATAAATTCAAACATATTGGTTCCTATGAGTTGGGTGGGGGGCTTCCTGCCAAGATTTTTGCGTGGCGATATTGCCGACAGTATCACCCCCCGAAAATCAGAAATCTACATCATCGAAGGTTTCAGTCGCCTTTGGTTTGTGGTCGTCAGCGCGTGGTGTGAAAAGGTATGCCCACCCCTCCCAACCGCCTTCAACTAAAGGCACTTGGTCAAGTTTAAGCATTGGACCTTTTTTTGTCTCAATAACGCTGCCGATACGTTGATAACGAACTTTCTCTTGTCCATCTTTCATGTATGTGCCAGCGCGAACAGTTACTTCATAAATTGTTGCCATTTTTTACTTTCAGAATGTGTGTTCTTGTGAAATTTGTTGAACGATCTTGTCGTAATATTTACGAGCCTCATCAACCTTAAACTTAATCTTGTCCTCAAGTGCTTTGTCTCGTTGGTACTTGATAACGGTGACACGAAGTTCAGGATTGATATGCTCTACTTGATGAAGTGTTTTATCTTCAAAGCCAACTAAGTGATCTGGCGTGTTTACAAGACAATAAGCAATATGGGCGTAGTCCAAGTTCCAAAGCCACATATAGGCCCGCAATTGCCATTCATAAGTCTTGTTTTCACCGTCTGCTGCCAATGCGGGAAACGTGGCCAATGACCAGCTAGATTTAATGTCAATGATCTGATCGGCTGTAACAATGTCAGCTTCGCCAGTTAGCCATTCATTTGTCTTGCGCTCTGTGTTCTTTTTGTAGCTCGAGAACATCACGGAGTTAAGCAGTTCAATTGAGCGATCTTCTACCAGTAAACCTTTTTCTGTGTACTTGCTAGAAAATCGTTCGTCAAAGCCATAAACAAACTCTTTGGCTTGCTTTGCAATAGCTGTTTTTGCTCCTACAGACAAGGTTTCATCTTTTCCTTTTGGGTCTGTCATTATTTCAGCAAGCGAGCTGGCGCGAATTTTAAGCATTAGCTAAAGCCTCCGTTATTTGTTTTTCTTGTGCTGGCGTAAGTGTGAACGTATCACGCAGCTTTTCTGTGGTGTATTGTCCGGCAATAATTTTGTCAATTGCGCCCTGTAAACGTTTAGCGTCTAAAGTTGGTTTCTTTGCTGCTACATCATGGGAATGAGCATCAGCATCGTTATCCCCTTCAGTTGGAATTGCAAACGTTTGAAAAGCCATGTATTTGTAAGCGGCTGACATTGCTTTGTTTGTGCCTTTGTCGCCAGAATCCATTGCTTCGCCAAAAGTTCGAGCTGTATGCTTTGAACCATCTTCTGCGCTAACAAGGTCAAACTCAGCTTCTACGGTGATGTAAAACAATGCACCGCCTGCTTTACTAACACGTTCTTCACTAATCCGTGAAAGCATCCGTGGAATGATGCAAAGGCCGTTTTTAGCCATGATTGAGGACAAGACGTTGTAGACAGCGTCAATGCCCCGAAAGTTGTATCCAGCGCCTTGATTGTTGCGTGATGATTTGCTAATTCCGATTGATGCTAATTCAGCTTGAACGGCGTTGATTGCTTGATAAACTTTCATTTGAGCACCCAGAAAACCAAGACGAAAGAAACGACAGCCAAGATGTAAATAACCGTGTCTGCTGGATGTTGCTTTGGCACTTCTGGCTTGGTGATGGGGTCTGCCCAAGAATAGAACGTGGAATCGTCCAATGTGCGTGGTGTTTGAAAGTATGAAGGTTTCATTGCGTTTCCTAGATTACCGCTTGCGTTGCGCTACGGGATGAATGAACTATAGCAAACTAGACAACCAAAAACCAACAATCACAAAAATATTTTTTAAAGTGTTGCTTTTTTGTCGAAAAATCTATACAGTAAAGTCATGGACATTCAAAACATTATCAACAAGGTAGGCTCACAGAGTGAGCTTGCAAGGCTTCTTGGCGTAAGCCGTGGAGCTGTATGGCTGTGGAAGCGTGATGGAATTCCACAATCTCGCGTCTGGCAACTGAAGGCACTCCATCCAAAACTTTTTAAGGAACTGAAATGAGAAAAGTAATCGCAATCATCCTGGCTACGTTGGCTATGAGCGCCAGCGCACAAATGTCCACACACACATATTGGGTCAATGGCAAAGCTGTCACTTGCACCACCAATTGTTTCGGTAACTCTTGCACAACCAACTGTTTCTAATGTCCTACGCAGAAATTGAACTACAAGTCTTGCGCTGGTCAGAAGCCCGCAAGATCATTCCGAACAGCACTCCAATGGCTCAGTCCATTAAAGCGGTTGAGGAAATCAACGAGCTTGTGGATGCGTTGCGTGATAACAACAAATCTGAAGCAATTGATGCAGTTGGTGACACCGTGGTTTGCCTGATTAACGTCTGTGCTTTGTTAGATGTAAATCTGGTGGATTGCTTAGAAGCTGCCTATGACCAGATCAAGGACCGCAAAGGTTACATGAACGCCGAAGGCATCTTTGTGAAGGAATCCAAATGATCGGTTACATCATTGGTTGAGGTTTTTTCTTTGCTTGGTTGACTCATATCTTCACTTGCTTTGGACAAGGCTTGTGGGGATTTTTGGTCGCCGGAGCCATCTTTTTTCCCATTGGAATTCTTCACGGGTTTTACTTGTGGTTTAACTGATGGTATGATTTCCGAAAGACGCTTGGCGGCGTTTCGTAGTGGGGTTACACATGGAATCTGCTGGTACTACGCCAGTCCGCCAACATCCGCAAGGGTGAGATTCCAGGTGTAGCCCCTTTTTTTTGGGTAAAAAATGAAGATAAAAAACTGGTCAAAGTTTCAACACTTTAAAGACAGGAAACCACCTTGGGTAAAGCTGTATCGTGATGTTCTTGATGACATGGAATGGTATGAACTAGACCCGCTTGCAAGCAAGGTGCTAGTTATGTGCTGGCTGATTGCTAGCGAAGATGATGGCCGCTTACCAAATTCAAAAACTCTTGCATTTCGCCTAAGAATGACAGAAAAGCAAACTATAGATTGCTTAAACAAGTTGTCTCATTGGCTGGAACAAGATGATATCAATGCGATATCAGAGCAATATCAAACTGATAGTCTAGAGACAGAGAAAGAGATAGAGACAAAGAAAGAGAAGAAAGCAACTATCGTTGCTGCGCCTTACGGCATATCTTCTGAAGTTTGGGATTCCTTTGTTAAACAAAGAAAAGCCAAAAAAGCACAAATCACGCAGCTCGTAATTGACAACATTGCAAAAGAGGCTGGTTTGTGTGGATGGACGTTAGAAGCCGCACTAAATGAAATTGTGGTTCGTAACTGGCAATCATTCAAAGCCGAATGGGTTGAGAAGAAACAAACATTTGCCAACAAATACGATGTGGCTCACGTTACAACGCCACCACCGCCAAATCAAGACGCTGCGTTGCGAAAGATTGAGGAAGACAGCAAACGCGCCGCTCCTATTCCTGAAAACATCCGAGCCAAGATGGCTGAGTTGCTGAAAGGCAACAAGGTATGAATTTTTTTGAAGCAATGAAAATTCTTGACCAAGTTAAGGATAATCTGTCTTATAATCTAGACACAATCAACAAAGCATTAGAACTGACAGGCGACTTAGATGGATTTCAGCCAAGTATTCGAGCAACAAGTGGAGCATCTCACGAAGATGGCTTTGCAGAGGGGTTGGGTTGCTTACGCCAAGCATCGCGCCCAGGAGCTTGAAGACACGCAGCCAGAGTTGTTTGCTGGATTGATTGAAGCAGTAAGAGAACGAGTTAACGAACGTAAATGAAAGGCTACGAGATGGAACTCTACACACGCATTGAGACAACAGAGAAAAATCAGTACATCGTTGCTGATGAGAACGGAGACACAGTTTGGTTGAGCGTTAATGTGCTGAACGCTGGTGCTCGTGTCACATTGACACCTGACCAGGCAAAAGACTTGATCGCAGCGTTAATCCGCATTGTTGATGAGGTGGCCAAATGAGTGAACAAGCATTGGTTGAACAACTCAAACAAGCCTTACAACTTGCCCGTAAAGCGCTGGAAAGCACAGAAACACACTTTATGTCCGATCAGTTTGATCTGGAAGAAAAAGCACTTGTGGCAATTGACTTTGCATTGGAGCGACTATGAACTGGCCTTTCCCATCCTATCCACCAACATTGTGGACAAAAGCACAAGAACAAGCATATCAACAAGCGCAACGCGCACAACTGCCTGAAAGCCCTTTATGAACATCAAATCTCAAACAATGATTGACGTTATGCAAGCCATGATTGATACGGAAAACGTATGGCTCACACAAAAAGACAGAAACATTGACGACATGATTAACCCAAATGCTCCTGTTGTCATTCAGATTGGCGACTATGGTTACGAAGTTCAAAGCGTTGGTGGCGATGAAGAAGTTGAAGGGTTTGTCATTATGTGCAAAGAAAATCCCGTGTGCAAATGGGAAGGTATGGAGTGCATTAAGTTATGAATATAGAAGCATGGATTCAAAATCAAGTTAATTCAGGAAAAGAAGCTGAAATTAGCCTTACTTTGTTGGAACGCCAAATGCACGAGCCAGCAATAAAAAATTGGATTAAAAGTACAGCAAAAAAACTAGGTTGCACTGCCGTTGTTCATTGGGCAAGTAATGTTGTAACTTTTTACCCAAGGAGCATTGCATGAGTAAAGAAGCAATGAAGCTAGCGTTTGAGGCGTTGGAAACATATTACGGATACATGGAGCCATTGACTACTGTATTTGGTGGCCCAAGAGTACCAGCAGAACAAAGTACAACGGGCAAGGTTGAGACAGCCATCACATCCCTACGCCAAGCCATCGCAGAGGCAGAGAAGCAAGAGCCTGTTTCATATACAACTGGTCATTGCAAAGAAAAAGCGCAACCAAACGGATGCCAACTTCATAACCTACATTGCGGCTATCCAGTTTGTGACCGAAAAGCAGTTTTTAACCGACAACAACGCAAGCCGCTGACACATGAGCAAAGGTTTGATTTGCTTACACAATTTGAGCCTCACAAAAATAAATGGGAAGCCCCTGCAATTTTGATTGATATGGTCGAAGCCGCCCACGGCATTAAGGAGTAAGCCATGAGTAAAGAAGCAATGAAACTGGCGCTTGAGGCTTTGCAGCTTATTAAAGAAGCTGATTCACACTACGCGACACCAAAACAAGTGTGTGATGCACGCGCCCTGTACGAACCAACAATCAAAGCCCTAGAAGAAGCACTAACCAAGCAAGAGCAGGATGTTGACTGGAAAGACATGTACGAAAAGGAAAAGCGCCGCAGTGCAATGTGGATTGCCAAGTACGAGAAGGACATTGGGCCGCTTGAATACGCAGTTCCAGCCAAGCAAGAGCAACAAGTTGTTAGCCTTCAATGCGCTAATTGCCAAGTCACTATTGAAACTTTGAATGACAAAGTGATGAGTTTGTTAGCCAAGCAAGAGCAGGGTGAGCCTGTGATGGTCAACATGTCGCCACCTGCAACGCAGCGTGACCGCTGGATGTATGAGCAAGGCCGACTTGCAGAGCGCGACCCGCGAACTCACGAAGACATTGCATGGGAGTTGGCAGAAAAGGTGCGCTGTGACTTAGATCGTCAATCATGCCCAGGCTTCTACATGAATCTTGCGATGGAATCCATCGTCAAGCACTACACCACACCACAACAACGCAAGCCGCTGACGATGTTTGATACAGAGAAGTTGGCAAAGCAATGCCGTGTCGAGTGGACAACTGACGTTCATCGACTTTGCGAATTAGCAGCCGACCTTGGTATTAAGGAGTAAGACATGACCGTTAGACAGTGTTCTAGTTGTGGAGGCTTCTGCAAGAAGTCTGGGTGTGAGCGAGAGAATGTCCAGCCTGAGCCAAAGCAAAAGCAGGGAGTTGTGATCGACAAAGCTGCTGCTAAGCGTATTGCTACATCAATCGGATGGGAGCCAAAGCGTGAGTGGGTTGGGCTGACTGAACAAGAGGAAAACGAACTGTGGGAAAGCACAGATTCTGATTGGGAGTTGATGAAACGAACAGAAGCCAAACTCAAGGAGAAGAACACATGAACGGAATGTCAAGAATGTGCGCCCTGTGCCACAAACCACGATCACAGCTAGGCAGCAAGATGACCTATTTAGGCCCATATCGCGTATGGATGTGCGGAATGTGCGCAGCTCAAAAGGCTAAACAAAAGAAAGACCCAAAGTGAGAAGGGCGGCAAAAGTTGATGCAAATCAAGATTCGGTGGTCAGTGCGTTACGGGCGGCTGGCGCTACGGTTCAGTCTTTGGCGGCTGTTGGCAAGGGTGTACCTGATTTGCTTGTTGGACACAAAGGCCAGACATTGCTTATGGAAGTCAAAGACGGTCGTAAAACGCCGTCAGCGCAAAGATTGACCGAAGACCAGCTAACGTGGCATGGAGCTTGGAAAGGCGGTCCATTGGCTGTTGTAGACGGTCCTGAAGCAGCTTTAAGAATGATTGGGGTGATATGACTATTCAAAAGACACTAAAAGAACGCCAAAAAACACATGGCAACTTTGAGACACACGCATTGATTGCTCAAAGCATCAAATGCCAAATGTTTAACGCCCACGGTTATGGTGCTTTAGGTGCTACACAGCGTGAAGCCTTGGACATGATTGCTCACAAAATTGCTCGAATCTTGAATGGCAACCCTGACCATCACGATCATTGGCATGACATTGCAGGATATGCAACTTTAGTGGCTGACAGGCTCAAATGAAATACGATCTGATAGACCAACAACAAGCTACAACGCTGATGCAAAGTCTTTGGCCTAAAGTCAAAGCGGCATTGGCGGCAGGCAAGAAGCTGACGCTAGAGGTCAAAGACGCAAGCAAAAGCCGTGAGCAAGAGGAAAAGTATCACGCAATTATTGGTGACATTGCCAAGCAAGCGCAGCACATGGGTGCAAAGTGGGATGCAGAAGATTGGAAGCGTTTGCTGGTTGACCAATACGCTCGTGACCGCATGATGTATGGAGCGCCAATCTTGCCAAATCTTGACGGAACAGGAATTGTGCAACTTGGCGTACAAACAAGGCACTTCACCAAAGAGCAAGCAAGCGAGTTTGTGGAGTTTTTGTTGGCTTGGTGTGCTGAAAATGGCGTAAAACTGAAGGAAACGATATGACACAAGAAGAGATCATTGAGATGGCTGGACAGGCTGGTGCATTGCAAGTTGGTTTTAATACTTTTTCAATGCAGCATGAATATTCAATGTTTTCAAAAGAACTTGAAGCCTTTGTCAAACTGGTAGCAGCTAAAGAGCGAGAGGCGTGTGCAAAGGTGTGTGAGCACATGGCGGGACTTCCTTCATGGGAGGCGTACCAACATTATCTTGATTCCGCCAAAGCAATCCGAGCAAGAGGTGAAGCATGAGAAAACGCTGTAAACTCAAGGTCTGGTCAACTAACATCAATCCAGTGGCTCACGCAATTGCTGGCGCTTCAATTGCTGACAAACAATCTTTGGACAAGCTGCGACTCTGTGAGCTTGCAGCCATTGATGCGATGGTTAGGGGCGTTGGCACTCCTGAAGATTTCAGGTGGCTTGCTGATGTATTAAATATTGCTGAATGTATGGCTAAAGATGGAATAGGAATTGAGTTGTTATCTATTTGTCAGAAAGCACAAAAAGAACTTTTAGATGCTAAAGCCAGGTACGATAAACATGGGAAACTAGGTTTATCTGAAGAAGGAATAAAAGTGCTGAGAGAGTTGCTTGAGATGCACGATTTGCAAAGAACAAGCGTTGCTCGCAGTGTTTATGAGAAATCAATACAAAAAACAGCCAATAGAATTAGATCAAGAGCAAGTGAAGTGGTTGAAGTAGTTTAAAATATAAGCGTGGATAGGGTGGCCGCCCGAATCGTTGACTGAACCCCAACTTTCCACAATTTCTAAGGGTTCTATG